AGGGAACGTCCGACGTCGATATCCTCTGGGTAGAAGAGGCGGAAAAGCTTACCGAAGACCAATGGACGGTTATCGGGCCGACGATCCGCAAGGAAGATAGCCTAGCGATCCTGCTCTTCAACCCGAAGTTCGTCACCGATTATGTGTGGCAGAGCTTCGTGATCAACGTGCCACCGCACTGCGTGGTTCGGAAGATCGATTATACGGAAAATCCGTTTCTCTCGCAGAAGGCATTGCGCGACATCGCGGCGATGCAGGAGCGAAGCCCGGAGACATTCGAGCACGTCTATGGTGGCGTGCCTCTCGGGGATAGCGAGCTTTCGATCTTCAAGCGCCGTTGGCTGGACGCCTGCGTTGACGCCCATAAGGTTCTGAAGATCGAACTGACAGGCCGCAACATCATCGGCTTCGACCCTGCCGACGACGGCGAGGACAAGAGCGCGACGGCCGATAAGATTAGCGGCATCTTCGTCGATGCGGACGACTGGTCTTCGGACAAAGACGAGCTCGTCCAGAACGCCAAGCGGGTATGGGCCAAGGCAAAGAACGCTGGCGCGATGGTTTCCTACGACACGATCGGCGTCGGTGCCTTCGTCGGTGGATATATCGATGAGCAGAACGAGGTCAACGGGGCGAAGGTAAAGCACTATGCGTTCCACGCCGGTGGAAGCGTGATGGACGGTGACAAGCCAAGCGACCCCTTCAACAAGAACAGCCCTTTGAACAAGGACGAGTATCTGAATCTGAAGTCTCAGGCTTGGGCGAATACCGCCCGGCGCGCGATGTTGACGTTCAACGCCGTGACCAGGGGGCAGCCGATTAAGCCAGAGGACGTTCTGTCATTCTCGTCCGCCATTGAGGCCAAGAAGCTGGACGCGCTGTTTACTGAGCTCTGCGTGCCTTGGTGGGTCGAGACAGAAGGCAAAAAGCGGGTTGTTCCGAAGGCGAAGCTGAAGAAGGACTTAGGTGTCAAGTCTCACAACTTGGCCGATGCTGTGATTGCTGCCGACAACGTGCATATCACCGGATCGACCTACACGCTGGAACACATAAGGTAACCCATGGCCTGCTCTTCCTGCGAAAAGCGCCGGCAGATGCTCGCTGCTGCCAAGAAGAACGCCGGCGTCGTCGGCGTGATCAAGGCTCTACCGTCGATCGTTCGCGACACGGTGAAAAACCCGCCAAATATCAGAAGAGTGAAGCGCAATGGGTGATGTGATCAAGTTCAGGGGGGTAACGGACAGCTTAAGCTCGCTCGTCGCCGGCCTTGGTGATCCCCAGCGCGACAAGATGGCAACGACATCCTATGGGTTTCAGTTGCTTGATGACCTTCAGATATTCAACATCTATCGCTCGAACTGGCTCGGCCGCAAGATGGTCGAAATCCCGGCCATGGACGCGGTGCGCAAGGGCCGTGATTGGCAGGCCCAGCAAGACCAGATCGAACTGATCGAAGCGGAAGAAAATCGCCTCGGCTTTTGGGTCAAGCTCCTTGAGGCCAAGATCAAGGCTCGGCTCTGGGGTGGCGCTGCTATCTATATTGGAACCGGCGATGCCAACCTTATGGAGCCGCTTGATCCGGGTAGGGTTGGACGCGGCGGGATCAAGTATCTGACTGTTCTCACGCGCCGTGATGTCATGGCCGGAGAGATCAGCCAGGACGCGACATCGCCGTTCTATGGCAAGCCGGCCTATTACCAGATCACGGGCGAGACAGCGATGGTGAAGATCCATCCATCTCGCTTCGCTATTTTTGTCGGCGCTCCCCATTCCGACCCCTACTTGGCTATTTCCGATACGCGCGGCTGGGGCGATAGCATTCTGGAAAGCGTTTATTCGGCGATGAAGAACGCCGACGCGACGGCAGCCAACATCGCCAGCCTTGTATTTGAGGCCAATGTTGATGTCTTCCGCATTCCGGATTTCATGTCGAGCCTGTCAGACCCTGAATATCGCAATAGATTGCTCGAAAGGTTCGGCCTGGCAGCGACAGCAAAGGGCATCAACAAGTCGCTGATCCTCGACAAGGAAGAGGAATACGAGCGCAAGCAGGTGACTTTCGCCACGCTTCCCGATGTCATGCAGAGCTTCTTACAGATGGCAGCGGGCGCCGCCGATATTCCGGTTACACGCCTCCTCGGCCAGTCTCCAGCCGGGATGAGCGCTACCGGCGACGGCGACATGAACAATTACTATGACCGAGTGTCATCTATCCAGGGCTTGGAAATGACACCGGCCCTCTACCTTCTGGATGAGTGCCTTATTCGCTCCGCCCTTGGCAGCCGACCGCCGGAAATCTTCTTTTCCTGGTCTCCGCTCAAGCAGATGACCGAGAAGGAGCTGGCTGAGATCGGCAAAATGAATGCCGAGACGGCGCAGCTCCTTCAAACATCCGGCCTGTTCATGGCTCAGGAGCTTCGGGATGTCGTTTCGAACCAGTTTGTGGAATCTGGCTTCTATCCGGGCCTTGACCAAGTGGTTTCTGACACGGATGCAGCCGGCAAATTTGACCTTGGGCAAGAGGCCGATCAGGAGCAGACCCAGCCGCAGCAGACAGCCGACGCCGCTCCACGGTCGCTCTACGTCAGCCGCAAGGTGACAAACGCAGCCGAGATCATCGCATGGGCCAAGGGACAAGGTTTCGCTACGACGCTGCCCACCACCGACCTTCATGTGACGGTGATGTATTCACCCACGGCGGTCGACTGGATGCAGGCAGGACAGGATAGCTGGAACGCTGATGGAACTCTCATCATCCCGCCCGGTGGTCCGCGCGTCGTCTCTCAGTTCGGTCAAGGTGCCATCGTGCTTGAATTCTCCTCCGCCGCGCTATCCTGGCGCCATGAGGAGCTGAAGCGCATCGGCGCTGAGCCGACATATCCGGAATATGCGCCGCATATCACGATCACATACGAGCCCGGCGACGTCGATGTCGACAAGGTCGAGCCGTACCGCGGCAAAATCAATCTCGGGATCGAGATCTTCGCCGAGTTGACGCCAGATTGGGCCGAAGGAGTGACAGAGGAGTGATGCAAACCTATTCGATGGCCAAAATTTCCGGCCGGAAGAAGGGTGACCGCGTCATACTGCCACCGGTCAACGTCCGGCTCTCTGCGGAGAAGCAATACTATGCCGCTTTGCGGTTGATGCTGACACAGGCGGCCGCTGAGGTTCGCCAGGGCATCATCCCGAAGTATCAGAGCGAACAGGCGCAGAACCGCTTGCAGCGCTCATATCAGGCCGATGCGAGCAACGACTGGTTCATCACATTGAAGGCGCTGGTCAACCAATTGCAGCGGGTGGCGAGCGATACCGTCAATCGGATCCTGAACCTCGAGGCTGAACGGCACACCGACGCTTTCATGGCTTCGGCCAAAAGGTCGTTGGGGATCGATCTCAAGGCTGTCGTCAGGCAGGAAGACCTTGACGATTACATGCGGGCGGCGACGGCGCGGAATACCTCACTCATCACCAGCCTTGGCGATGATGTGGTCAAGCGGGTCGAGCAGACCGTCTACAGCAACAGCATCGCCGGAAATTCGGCTACGACACTGCGAAAGGCACTTCAAGAACAATTCGGGATCACCGATCGCCGCGCGAAGCTGATCGCCAGAGACCAGACGAGCAAGTTCAACGCCGATCTCAACAAGATCCGGCAGCAACAGGCCGGCGTGACCTCATATAGCTGGATGACAGCGCATGACGAGAGAGTACGCCCTCTGCATCGATCGTTGGACGGCAAGACGTACAAATGGGGAGAGGCGACAGGCGCCGAACAAGGATTGCCACCAGGGCAGCCTATTCTTTGTCGGTGTGTCGCGCGCGGGATTGTCGAGTTCTGATCAGTTGGCTCAGTTCGTCGCCTTCGTAGATGGTCGGATTGCTGGCCATTTCGATCGGAACCGTCTCTTGGGCTGCAAGCTCTTCGATACGGCGCTGAAGCGTTCGAACGGTCAGGGACAGCTCTTCGAGCTTGACGCCTTGGTCAAGGATCAGTTGTCGCAAGGCTCTAAATTGCTCGTCGGTCATGTCGACCATCTAAACGAACGCAAGGGTATCTGTCCATGACTGCGAATGAAGGATATAGCGCGGTGGTCTGGTAGATGCTCGTCAAGACCGTCACGACCGTTGTCACCACAGATAGCACCGGCAAGCCAGTGGATGCGATCCCAGTGCGCAATGCGGTAGCAGGGGAGACGGATGCTGCAGGCCGACCGATAACTCCTATTGCGATTACTGAGGATCCTTCAGGGGTTCCAATTCGTGTGGTGGTTGGCAACGCGGCGCAGAACAGTGCGGGGCAGTGGGTCGATAGTATCCCGATCCAAGGAGGCCAGCCGGCCATCGGGGAAACGATTGGGATCGTTGGCAATCGCTTCCAAGTCGCAACAGCCGTTGGAACCATTCAGCAGAACGCAACATTTCGTCGCGTCCATTACGCTCATCCTCTTGCCGCGATCACTGATCTCCAGTGTGTCGATAGTGCATGGTATATTTCGGACGGTACTCTTCAACCAACGGCCGCGTCCTCGCGAACAATCAAACGATATATTGAATATCCAGATGGCGTGTTCCATCAGGTTCTTTGGTCCGGTTCTGGTTCCAAACTGATAGACACCGGATCTTTCAAGTCCGATGTTGTGCTTTCATCGGTCACTGGATTGCCTCTTGTGATCGCGTCTGGCGCGAAGTTTGCCGAGCGCACTGTAAACCTGAACGCGGCGGTAACGAGCTTCCCGTTGATCGAAATGCCGGCTGCTCATGACGTTCTTGGTCTTGAGGACGGCGGCACAGGCACGACAGACTTAGGCAACTCGGGGACGATTTCTCCGGGTACTGGTGTTAACTCATTCGGATCTGTCGCGATCGTCGGGACAATTGCCAAAGGTCAGTCTGGCGCCTCCGCAAAGAGCTACGTCCTCGTCGGCGATAGCATCATGTTTGGCCAAGGCGATGTCTCCAGTGTTGGCCCCAAGGGCGGCAGTGGTTGGGGCGCTCGCCTGCTCGATGCGACTGCCGTGCCGTACCTTAAGATAGCTAAAAAGGGTCAAGGGGCTCAGCACTTTGCAGGGGCAACCGCTAGCATCACAGCGCTGCTCTCTCTCATTTCTTACTCTGATGTGGTCTGCGAGCACGGTGTGAACGATCTACGTCTTGGTCGCACCGCAGCGCAGATCCTCACAGACCAGCAAACCATCTATGGCCTGTTTGGGACGGCCAATATTTTCCAAGCCACCATTACTCCTCGCACCGAAAGCACGAGTGGAAACTATACCTCTGTCGCGGACCAGACACCGAAGACGGACGGCAACATGGCCGACCTAACACCGCTTAACACATCGATACGGGCTACCCCGGCCAATGTTGACAGCGTGCTTGAAGTAGCGGACGCGGCTATGTCTGCCAGAAACAGCAACGTTTGGAGCGGACCATTCCCGCCCGTCCTCGACGGCACGCATCCGACATCAGCGAAGGCGGCTGCACTG